TGTAGGGAGAGATTGCTCGATAGTGAGTGTTTCTTGTGGTGCGAATTTCCCTTGAGCCGCCCAGATTGCCCATTGAAGTGGATTGAGTGCCGATAGAAACCCCCGCGTTTTCTCTTCAGCAGCAATAGCTTTCCCGGTATATTTCGTGAGTGAATCTCCGAGCCGGTCAAGTTCCACTTTGGCATCGTTAAGCTCTTTGAGTTCCTGTTCCGTATAGATCGGATGGGCTTTGATCTCTGCTTGCTTATCGACGTACACCTGCATTAGAGGGAGAATTTCCTTGTATCCGTGCCCGTAAATGTCCATTGCAAGCGCGTTTCGCCGAGTTGTGTCCTCCATTTTCACGAGCGCAATAGCGGTATCCGTGAATACCTCATCGGTAGACCGCCCATCAACGCTGATACCAAGTTCTCGGAATGCTTTTGCCTGTTCGCTGGATGCGTCCGATGCAGCAGACATTGATAGTGAGAGCCTGTTCAGGGCAGCGGTAGCCGATCCAAATTCAGTCCCGGACAACATCGCAGCGGTTTGGATATGCTGGAGTTTTTCAACGGTTATCCCGGTCTGATAAGACACGTCCCCCAACATGTCTGCCATTTGCCCATATTTCTGGATGGTGTTTTCTATGGCGTATCCGACAGCCACAAACGGCGCAACTGTGGCACCGATTGCAGCGCCCCATTTCATCATATCGGCGGTGCTTTTGTTGACGTTATCCCGCCATCCAACGAGATTGTTTTTAGCGTTATTGATTCCAGCCGTGAACCCCGACGCATCAAACCCCAACCGAACCCACAATTGACCGACGTCAACCACGATTTACCACCGTCCCACCCAAACTCATTGTGAGCATTTTCAATTTTGATTCGAGCGTTTCCGGAGTGTCCGGAGTGCGATCCGGTTCGTCCCGTGCGAGGAGGAAGAAATCTGAGGTTTTTACGTCTTTGTTTCCGGCACATCGTGCGATTATTTCGCAGATTCGGGCTTGGATCATGTCTTGGAACTCCCACACGGTACGGCGGTCTGCCATCTTCGCCTCCAGCAACTCGTTAAACTCGTTCGGCGTATATCGGGCAAACGCATCCCGGGACAATCCACAAATTCCGTATGCGTAAGGTTTTGCATGATCGATCCAATCCCGTGCCGAAGTCAGTTTTTTGATGGGTCCTCATCTTTTTTTGTTTTGTCTGTTTTCGGTTTGCCAAACCAACCCTGAACGAACGCATCAAGACATTTTTCCCAGATCTCGATCAGCGATCCTCCAGTTAGAAGATGTTCCTGGATGAGTGAACCGGCGCCGGATGCTCCCGCTGGGGTCTGGACAAACACATATTCCAACTCGCCTCGTTTGGTTTTGGTTTTTAGTCCATGGTGAATCAGGGTACGGCACAGCGTGAGCGACAGGGTAATAGGTCGATGATCTTCCACACGGAAAAAATTTGTGTACCCCATTCTGAGCTCTGTCTCACACGCGATCACATCGTCCTGCTCAAAGCGCAGGTGATATTCCATTCCACTCAGGGTTATAGGTGTGGTTTCCATATTACACCGTGAATACTGGGAGTCCACTGATTTTAAGCACCAGTGTAATCTTAAGTGCACCCTTCAGATCCGATTTGATCTTATAGGATTTGATGTAGGCATAGAATACGAACGTTGACGCGGCTGCATTCGGGAATGTGATCGTATATTCGTCAAGACTACCATCACTGAAATCTGTGATCGCGGCGTTCTGACCAGTATCGTTATAAATGTAGTTCCCGGTGATGGTGATTTCCGAGCCCTCTCGGAGACCCGGCAGATACTCATTTGCCGAACTATCCGAATCGTGACTTGTGATTTCAACATCTGATCTGGAGATTCCAACGTCGGAATAGTCCGTAATCTCTGCGATCGCTGTTGCTCCTTTTGCGAGGGTTGCTCCATACCCGCGTTCTGCGGTTGATGCTGTCATGCCGTAAACACCGGTGCCCCGCTGATCTTGAACGTCAACGTCACTTTAATGGCTCCTTTCAGGTCAGACTTGATCTTGTAGCTCTTGACATACGCTGAGAATACAAACGTGCTCGCGCCAGTGTTGCTCAGGATAATGGTGTAGGTGCTCTTGGTGGCTGCGGCGATGTCGGTAGCAATTGCGGCAATCTGACCGCTCGTGTCTCCAGACAGGAGATTGCAGGTCACAGTCAACTCGCCGCCCTCGATCATGCCGGCGATATACTCCATCGCGCCATCGTCAGAATCGTGACTGGTTACATCGATATCGTCCCGCGTTGCCCCGAAATCCCCAATGTCGGTAATCTCGGCGATGGGCGCGGCAGTCTCGCCAGTGCCCTTTTTAAGAATAGCTCCATACCCGCGTTCTGCGGTTGATGGTGTCATTTGTTTTGTCCTCCGTTTTTTACAATTTGGAATTTTTCAGATTTGTAAGATTGAAAGTTTCGAGTTCAACGGTCATACGAGAGAGTAATTTTACATTATCTCCTCACAGTGGTTTGGAAATTTAGGGAATATTCCGTTCTCCCGTTCTCATCCCGCCCCATCGGGATAGGGCTTTGCACGGCGTTCAGTTCAAGGAAATAAACCCCGCTTACGGTGAAATTCCCGCTGCCGTCCAGGAGATTGAATACAGACTCTATCCGTGTCCGCCCTGTTGCCGCTGACGTGTCCCGAATCCACACCTGAATACCCGGATGTGCATTCCCGCTTGTATCGTGCGTGCGGTCGGGAGGAGATCCCGCATATCCGAACACACAGAGCACGTTATCAGGAGTTGCTGGTTTGTAATTCGAGAAGATCGAAGTTCCTACCGTCCCCAGTCCCCATGCTGCCAGATGTGCCGCTATAGCTACTTCTGCCACCGTCACACGAACCGACCTCCGAGGTTTCCGAGCGATGCCCGTTTGGACGCCATCATTCCGCTCATAGACGGGACACCCGCGCTAAAGTACCAGTCCATTGTCCTGACAATGCCGGGCAGCACGTCGCCCTTGATCCTGTTGAACGGATCTTCCAGATATTTGGCTTTTGTACCGGGTTTCGGGTGGTGCAGGGTGAGATCTTCATGCTGCCGGATACCATAATTGTAATCGATTGTTGAGAAGTTGTCCCACTTTCCCGAGAAAAACCCCGGTTCCCGCGAGCTGATGGCGTTGTATCCGATCTGGTATCCTACCATTCCCCCTTCGTCGAACGGTTCGACCGTGCCGGTCTGAAGCAGATGCGTCGTATCCCACGGTACTTCTTGTTTCGATTCGGATAGGATTTTCTCTGCCCAGATCTCCATCTCGCCCAGAACGAGATTTGGGACGTCTGAGATATACCGGTTCAATTTTGCCATAACATCAGGAATCCCGATAATTTCAAATTGTTTAGAACTTGGATCATGCCATCGTTCCATTTGGGCGAATCCGGCAACGATATCTAAATTCGTGCCGTATGGATCGGAAATCAACGGGTTTTTGTCCGTTGTTCCAAGGAACTCAGCCATTACGTTGACACCTCCCAATGGTCATTAATCCCGGTGTCGTTGTCGATGGCGTTCTCAATCGCGAGGATAACCGGCTGTTTGCTGCCGTACGCTGCCGGAAGAGTGATCCTATCTCTGCCGTACATGTCGAGAGAGACAGACGTGGGCAAAATAATAAGCGTGGTGCTGACGGCATCCTGACCTTGGATCGTAACCACTTTTTTAATGCGGAGATCTATCTTTGCCGATACTGTTGAGCTGGCGTTATACGATGGATCCCCGTATTGGTCGAGAGAGTTAAATCCCTCAAAGGTTACGCTCTGGTTCAGAAGTCCGTCAAACTCGCTCATTTTAGAAAGAACACCCCGAAGTCAATTGCTCGTCCCATAATTACCCCCAGCAGGGTCACGATCAGTGTTCCGAAGATTCCAATGATAGCATACAAGATCTGTTTTTGCAAATCCCGCACTTCTTTGAGATCTCCCCTGATACCGTCCATTTCCCCTTCGAGCGCTTCGCATCTCTTATCGATTGCCTGATGCCGAATCACGCATACTTCCGGATTTACTCCCCCTTCAAAGTCTCCCATTTATTCGTCCCTCTCTTCATCGTTAAGATCATAAACCGTGCTCTGGTCAAGCCCGAGTCCTGGCATCGTTGCATCGTCACGAGTGAGTCCATCAGTACTCATCAATGATATTCCACCTGCCCCGATACTCTGCACAAATGCCTGATACTGATCAAGCCATGACGTCTGACCCGATGCCAATTGTTTGGAATATGACCCTTTTCCAAGTGATTCGCTCGTTTTCCCGGCTTTGCCAAGTTTCACGGCGATCAGATGGCAGACGTAGAGCGCTTGGGCGTAGTTGCTTTGCGCTGCCGTGAATCCCGGATCGTCTGCCGTTACCTGCTCAGATGCCATTGCAGCGAAAATAACCCATGTGGCATACGTGATCGTGCCCGTCGCACTGATCGTGTAGTTGCTGATAGCTTCCACATTCCCTGATACGTCAGCCAACGGAGATCACCTGGTGCCCAGTAGGATTGTGGATTGATTTCCATTTCTGAATTGCATCGGGATCGGCTCGGACTTGGTCGGGAGTGGGAAACGTCTGCCAGACAGGATCCCTGCACGAAATGACGCCCATCCCGTTAAATTTCTGATAATTGTACGTCTCATCTGAGGTGAGGGCGAACAGTTCGGGGGCTGACTGATACGCGAGCGCCAGATCTTTGAGAGATTTCATCACGCGAGCTCGATAGAAAACATCCTCTTTCATCATGAAGAGGATGATGTCGATGAAATCCCCGAATACGGCATGTTTCCGTGCAGTATCGTTGTCGTCGATGTGCTTGACCATCATGCCCTTGAGCAAGTTGTTTATCGCCCGAAGCCTGACGTCCTCATAGACATACGCTTGCTTGTCGTATCGTGGGATTTCTTTATCATGGATCCGGCGGATAATGGTCTCAAGTCCGCGTTTGATAGTCTCCTGAAAGAACCTGCCCATCGGGTGCGTGTAGCAGTTGTACAAGAATCCGTTCCGGCTTTTGTTCCCCACGGAGTCCGGCTTTGGTTCGTTTGCCATGTCCCATTGGCGGGTTGTCCCGTCCGGCATCCGCATCAAAATAATCTGGGGATCTCTGGAATCTGCCATAAGATCAACCCCCAGAGTATACCACGGTGAATGTCGCTTTTGTGCCGGCAGTTGTGTAGTACTCCAGGAAGAACCGGAGATAGTTGTATTTCCCGACTACCGTAATGATCTTCGCATCCGAGTCGGAATAGACAAAGTTTCCGCTTGTGTCGGCAGTACCGGTACTCGAAGCAGAGATTGGCGCGAAGTTCGTTCCGTCGAGCGATGCCTCTACTCTGCACGCGAGCGCAGTAATCGCCACGTCGTTAGTGATGAAGAACGTGTGATACCGCCAGTTCTGCACCGTGAGGTAATCGGTAGTGTTCCCAGACGTATCCAGCGTGTCAAACGTATATTCCGAATAGGGTGAGACTACGATATCAGACATAACTCATACTCCCTTGCTTGCGTTTCTTTCCGGTCTTTTTTGGGGGTTCGGGTTCTGGCGGCTCCAATGTAACGGCTGAAATAACCGTTTCGGGGGGTATTACGGGACCCGGATCATATCTCGCAATGCCGCCACGGACAAGATTTTCTGCCTCCCGTTCGGCAACTGTGAATTGTTCACCCTCTCGGATTAGCCGACCATCCGACAAGTTGCAGCGACAAACCAGACAAATAAGTGAGGTCATGGTAGACCTCGCTCAGATGCTGCTTATCTTGCTGACTGCCGTATCGGTGCCGGTCCCGGAACTTGTTTGATGCTTGAATCTGACTCCGAGCCGGGTGAGCTGCCGAACCTTGATATCTGCCGTTTTGCTGTTGTCGGCAAAATACACATCGTGGAACGGCGGCACCGTTTCAACAATGTCGAAGTACGGGCGGTTGACGTCGAGCGGTGCCGGGAAACAGAGCCCGTAATCTACAGTTACACGGCTGTTTTTGACTACACGCCCACCGGTTCCAAGCGCTTTGAGAACTTCGGTGAGTTCAACCACACCGGAGCTGATGGAGCTACCAAGCTGGGAATACTGCGTCTTGTTCAGCGCGAGGATGTGCCCCGGTGAATATACGCCCGCATCTTCGAGGTCTGCAATTGCGGCGTTCACGGACTTGAGCGCGTTCCCGAATGTGCCGAAATCCGCGCCAGTGGTTGCAGTTCCAGCCACCTGGAAAAGACCCTTGATATCGTAGGTTGTCGCGTTCTGAGCCCATCCCTGATAGATCAGGTCGTCAACAGTTGCCTGGATATTCTTTGTCATGTCCATAGCGAGATCGTTGCTGATCGGAACCCCGTTTTCAATAAACGCTTCCCAGTCGGTCCGCTTGATTGTCGCGTCGTCTTGGATTACGGCGATCTTCGTGTCGAATCCAAGCAGGTCAACGCCATCACCGGCAGTTTTCATGATCTCAAATCCGATCCGGGCGCTGCCGCGTGCCTGATACTGTGGCACGCGGACGGCAGATTTTCCCAGTCCCCGGTAATCGGTGTTCAGGGGAAGTAGGGACATACCGGACGGCGTCTCTTTAATGACCGGTACAATTGCACGGTCAAACTGGCGAGTTAAGGTATAAAGTTCGTTTGTCATTTTGGATCACCCAATCCATTGCATCCAGCACGGAACAGCTACGGTTCCGGTGTTTGCTGCAACGGTTTCAAGTGCCCGTGCTCTTACACCCTGAACGGTTGTTCCGCCATCGGCATATGATGCGAAATTCCCACTTGAATCGGCCGCCAGGTGGATTAATTCGGTTCCCCAGTTGACCGCCGAGGAATTAATTAGCCATCCCCTGAACCTCATGCCAGGGGTGTTGTGGACTGCCACATGATCGCCAACGGCATATGCTGTGTCGCGGGTTGCCGGCTTGTATGCCAGCGGGGTTCCTTCATAGCCGATAATACCGACATTGAACGAAACGTCTGCCGTTCCTGCAATGTCAATTTCACCAGCGTTTGTCAGCATCGATACGAGTTTTCCCGGGACTAGATAAGTGACGGTTGCCGATGCTGCGACTTTACAGAACATCGGCCCGAGAGTATCGCCCTGGATTACATCCAGTGACGGTTTTCTGAAAGGTAAATCTCCTGCCATGATTACTCAAACCTCCCGGTAAGGGGGTTCAGTTTTCCACGCGCTGTCACAACATCAAACGGCTTGGTTTCGTCTTCTGCGAGATTGCCCACGGCTTCGGTGCCTTTTGCCGGCGCGGATTTGAGCGTCTGAAGGTTTCCGACGTGCGACATTAGCCAGCGAGCCGGCGCTGCTTCATAGGCTGCCCGTTCAACGGCTTCCTTCTCCTTGTGGAATAAGCCCGGCTGGTGCAGGTTCTTTACTTCCTGCCACTCGGCATCCTTCGCGATTTTTGCACGTTCTGCCATGAGGTTGTCAAGCGCGGTTTTGCTTTCTTTGAGAGTCGTGATCTCTTTGGTAAGTGCGTCAATCTGTGCATCCCGCTTCTGGAGTTCTGCCGTGAGATTGTCCACGGATTTCTGGAGCGGGTTCTCTTTTGGGGTTACGTGTTCAAGAATTTTCCCGAACATCCCCTTCACATCTTCGTCTGCCATAGTTTCCTCTGAAATGTTGTTGACCATAGCGCCGGTATCATTTGCCGTAGCTAAGGTGTTGTAAGCGGTTTTCTCGTTGCGGAGGAAGTAT